CTTATGGAGCAGCTACGGCAGGTTATCGTGGAGCAGCTACGGCAGGTTATCGTGGAGCAGCTACGGCAGGTTATCGTGGAGCAGCTACGGCAGGTGATAGTGGAGCAGCTACGGCAGGTTATCGTGGAGCAGCTACGAGCCGCGGATCAAGTGCTGTCGGTAAAAACGGCCTTGCAGTCGCCAGAGGCGAGGGTGTCAAGGTTAAGGGAGGCCTTGGTGCAATCCTTGTCATTGCCGAGGAGAATAGCGACAATTACGACATCAAGGAGTGGAAAGCCGTCGTCGTTGACGGAGAAACCATTAAAGCAGATACCTGGTATAAGCTGGTAGGCGATAAACTCGTTGAAGCTGAATAGAATAAATCAATATAAACAAATGAGCAACAAAAGACTTTTCACGTCGGAAGCAGTGTCCGAGGGACACCCCGACAAGGTTGCTGACCAGATCAGCGACGCAATCTTAGACAGTTTCCTGGCACAGGACAGCGAGTCCCGTGTCGCAGTAGAGACAATGGTAACTACCGGGCAGGTAATAGTGGCCGGTGAGGTAACGAGCAAGGCCTACGTGGACGTGCAGAAGGTGGTGCGCAACACCATACGGCGTATCGGCTACACAAGGTCTGAGCTTGGCTTCGACGCTGACGGATGCGGTATTCTCACCGCCATCCATGAGCAGTCGCCCGACATCAGCCGTGGTGTTGACAGCAAGGAAGGCAAGGCGCAAGGAGCAGGCGACCAAGGCATCATGTTCGGCTACGCCTGCAACGAGACGGATGCCTACATGCCCGCTACCCACTACCTCGCCAACCTGATACTGAGGACGCTGGCAGACATACGCCGTTACAGCGGGCTCGGTATGCCCTACCTCCGACCGGATGCCAAGAGTCAGGTCACGATGGAGCTTGACGAGGCCGGGAACCCAAAGCGCATAGACACCATCGTACTCTCAACGCAGCACGACGAGTTTGCCAGCGACAAGGCCATGCAGGAGCGCATCAGCTACGACGTGGTGAACATCCTCATGCCGCTTGTCAAGTCGCGCATCCGTGACGAGAGGGTGCTGAGACTGTTTGGCAATGACATCAAGTATTACGTCAACCCCACGGGCAAGTTCGTCATCGGTGGCCCTGCCGGGGACACTGGGCTGACCGGGCGCAAGATTATCTGCGACACCTACGGAGGCTACGGTGCTCATGGCGGCGGTGCCTTCTCAGGCAAAGACCCCTCGAAGGTTGACCGATCTGCTGCCTACGCAGCCCGCTACATTGCGAAAAACCTTGTGGCCAACGGCTTCGCAGACAGGATGCTCATCCAGCTGGCCTACGCCATCGGTGTTCCCGAGCCTGTCAGTATTCATGTGAACACCTACGGAACTGCTCACAATATGACGGACGAGCGCATCGAGGATTTCATCGGAAGGCATTTCGACCTTACCCCGGAGGGCATAGAGCGTGAGCTTCACCTGAAGGCTCCCATCTACGAGCCGACAGCGGCCTACGGCCATTTCGGATGGCGGCCTTACGAGATTGAGAGAAGCGACAAGTACGAGGAACTGTTTTTCTTCCCGTGGGAAGATATTGTATCAGAAGATAGATTGTACAAGTAATGCCACCGAAGAAGAAACCAACAACACAGCAGCACAGGTGCGGTGACTGCGCCAACGTTACGGAGGTCACGGAGCCGCACCAGCTGCTCTCCCTTGAAGGGAAGCCGACGCTCGGCACCTGTCCATATTGGACGCTGAGCAGATGCACCCTTCTCAGCTGGAAGAGCGACTGTGTTCATTTCAAACCAAAAAAACAGTAACATGAAGGGGAAAAAGAACGTTTTCTACATCAACAGTAAAGGAACACGAGTTAAGAAATGCTGCGCAAGCTGCAAGTTCAAGCGAAACATGAACACCGATGGCCCGAGCCGCCATTGCGTGTTCGGCGGCAAGAGAACCGTCACCGACAAGAGCTTCTTCTGCAGCGACTGGATGATAAGCGAGCAGATCGACAAAATCAAGACTAACATAAACATCATAATGTCATGAGTATGGAGCAGAGAATAATGAGGCACCGGGGCTGGTTCTATGTTTACCAGCAGACCGAGAGCGACACATGGAAAAGGATCGACAAAACGGCAAGCCGCACCTATCAGGAAGCGGAGGCGAAAATGATGGAGGGCGCAGCATGATAACATTCATAATCGGCGTGGCCGTCGGCTTCGTGCTGGCCCTATTCAACCTAATATTCCTTTCCTGCTATTGGAAGGTAGATAGTGACGACAAAAAGGAACGTGGAAATGGGGAAGGGGGATTATAGGGGGATAGGAGTGAGTAAAAAAATCCACCTCGAAACCGTCATTGGCATAGATCCCGACGTTGACAAGAACGGAGTGGCCCTGCTCGACTGCAACACAAAGACCCTCAGCATCACCACCCTACCCTTCCCCGACCTGCTCGACTATCTGCTGTACCAGAAACGGCAGGCCGAAGTCACGGGAAAGAATGTCATCATTACCGTAGAGGCCGGATGGATGAACCAAGGCAACTGGCACCTCAAATACCGGGACAACCGCAACGTGGCCGTGGCAAAAGGGGTGCATCAGGGACGTAATGAGCAGGTAAGCCGTACCATCGGGCAGATGTGCGAGCACTACGGACTCCGCTACGAGTTCATCAAACCCCTGCGGAAGACCTGGAGAGGCAAGGACGGGAAGATCACCCATGAAGAGTTGGCCTATTTCACGGGAATAAAGGGACATACCAACCAGGAAGGACGTGACGCGGCCCTCATAGCTTGGGTTTACGCAGGCTTCTCAGTGAAGGTTGCACCCGTCGGCAGAAAATAAACTATTCGGTTTATTAATTCGTGTTAAAAATGGGTGTTTTTGGCACCCAAACGTTTAATATACAAACGTTTTTCGCTATTTTTGCGCTAAAATTAGTGTAAATTTAGCAAAGACGTTTGTATTTATGAAGACAGAACAGGTAAAAATTACCCAGATTAAGACCAATTCGGCCAACCCCCGAAGCATTAGCGGGGATAAATTCAACCGTTTAGTTGACTCAATCCTCGTATTCCCGAAGATGTTGGAGCTGCGACCTATCGTCGTGGACAGTACTATGGTAGCCCTCGGAGGCAACCAGCGCAAGCAGGCCCTGCTGGCTATCTCAAAGATGACCCCTGAGCAGGTGGCCCAGCGCCTCGCCTCGCTTGATGACTACCGCAAGAAGGCCGAAGGCGAGCGTCAGCAGCTCATTGAGTGGTGGGGCAAGTGGCTCGCCAAGCCATTCGCCTATATCGTCAACGCCTCCAACCTTACCGAAGAGGAACGCAAGCAGTTCATCATCAAGGACAACGTGTCCTACGGTACGTGGGACTATGACATCCTCGCCAACAACTGGGATAACCAGAAGCTCGGCGACTGGGGCATGGACGTATGGAACACCAACCCCACGGCATTCCAGCCGATGGGAGCCACCAACGCACAGCCGGGATACAAGGACACCCCGCCCTCGCCTTCCGAGGATGACGGAGCAGGCATGCCGATACAGGGCATGGACAACCTACCCCCCGAACTGCAGGGCCAAGACCTCAACCCCGACAATCTGCCGAAGATCGAAGGCGATGACCGCACGGCCACCGAGCGTATCATCATCGTGTACCGCCCGGAACAGAAGGAAACGCTGGAAGGTATCATCGGAATAGGTATCGACAAGGTGGTTTACCGCCTCGACGAGATACTGGAGCCTACCAAGAAGGAGGAAGAACGGGCATCGGAGGAATAGGCCATGACCTACGAGGAATATATCAGATACCACAGGCGCGGTGACGCTGGCGTAGAGGAGCGGATGATTGCTTCCCTATGCCGCGCGCTGAAGCTCAACGGGTGGGACTCCTTCCGGCTCATCTACTTCTACACGATGACCTACCACATACCCAGCGCGCTCGACATGTTGCTGGATGGGCAGCGGAACATGAAGAAACTGCACTTCCGCACCGACCGCAGGTATGTACGTTGTAACGGGGCTTACGATAGGCTCCTGAAGGAACTTAATGAGAGCAAGCACGAGGCACTACGGAAGGTAAGCACCACCTCGCAGGCCTACAAGGTCGTTTCCTCCTGGTTCTTCTTCGGACGCTATGCAGCTTTCCTCTTCCTCGAGGTCTATATGAACGTCTTTCACCCACAATGGGAAGATAACCTGACCTACGGATGGGAGAAAGACGAGAACTACACCCTCGGCGCAATCTCGATAGCGAGGAGCGAAGAAAAGTCCGTTCTTGATAAATTCCTTACCCGTGCAAAAATCGACGCGAGAGACAACGCTTTCGCAATCGAAACCTCTCTTTGTGCCGTCGCCAAGTTCAACAAGGGAACCCGGTGGGACGGCTACTATACCGAAAGAATGCTTGAAGAGGCAGACAAATCAAAGTACAAAAATCTGATTTACTCACTCGTATGAAAACCTGCGTGTTCATTACAGGAACGCACGCAGTAGGTAAGTCATCACTGGCAAGGGCCATCATTAACCGCTACGGCGGCGTGGACAGGACAGCCAACCAAGTGACCTACTGCAAGAACGGGAGCGTGAGCCTTGCCGGGAAATACGGCGAGACCCGCTACGGCGGTGTGGACAGGATAACCAACGACAAAGGCATCAGCTGCACATCGCTGCTTGCCGAAGTCGTGGAGGAAGCCCTGCGCCACTCGGAAGTGGTTTTCTGTGAGGGCAGCTTCATGAATACCTTCGGGATCAATCTCACAAACGCTATGTTCAAGGCACAGCGTTATCTTGTGGTATCCCTGTATTTACCCCCCCCGATAATTTATAAACGCCTGATTGACAGGAGTTTAGGAAAGAATGGAAAAAGAAATCTTGAACTTATTTTCGAGAAACAGCGTCGGGCAATGGTTGCAGCGAGGAAGTGGGAACAAATAGGCGTCCCCGTCCTGCAGTTCAACACGTCAGAGATTACGGTTGAGGAGGAACTGGAGAAAGTATTAACAAAAGTAAGCGAGCTATGTGGAATGGATATGACAAGACCCTGATTAAGGACATCTGCTACAACTGCGACAGTCCTGTGTCGAAGAAGAGTGCATCGTACATCGACTATATGCAGCACTGCCTACCCGCAGACAAGGTTTGGTGTGAAAGCTTCGACGGAAAGGCTTTCTATTTTGCCACCGTGGCCAAAAACCATGCAAGGCTGATCGAGATTGCCGTCCGTAATGACCACAAGGGGCAGGGAATCGGCAAGAAGGTGCTTTTCCGGCTCCTCTCGCGCATGAAAGCAGCAGGCCTAAGTAAGTTAACATTCCGCACCCCGATAGACGAGAGAGCGGCTGATTTCTGGCTTCACGTCGGCGCGAAGATTACCGGGCTGAAAGACAATGACTACGAAATGGAAATAAACATCAGATAACTATGGCATACTACCAATCACCGCGCTGGAGCAACGAGATTGCCGACTGCTCCATGCCTATGACCTTCGACACGTACAGCAACTGTTCCTTCGGTTGCCTCTACTGCTTCTCGCAGTTCCAGCGGGCCATCGGAGGTGCGAAGGACAACTACCTCGCCAAGGAGGTGAAGAACGTCAACCCTGAGAAGATCAAGAACATGTTCCGTGACCCGGACAAATACGCCGGGCAGTTCGCTACCTACATCAAGCAGCGCAAGGTCATGCAGTGGGGTGGCCTGTCAGACCAGTTCGACGGCTTTGAGCGCAGGTATGGCGTGACGCTCGATCTGCTTCGTTTCTTCAAGGAGATAGACTACCCGCTATGCTTCTCCACCAAGGCAACATGGTTTACCCAGGATGAACGCTACATGGAACTGATACGCGGGCAGAAGAACTGGAACTTCAAGTTCTCCATCATCACCCTGGAGGAAGAGAAAGCACGCATCATCGAGAAGGGTGTGCCCTCTCCCCTGAGGCGACTCGACGCAATAGAGCGGATCGCCAACGCTGGTGCCGGAGGTGCCACCCTTCGCTTGCGTCCCTTCATCATCGGCATCACTACCCCAACCTACCTCGACCTTATCCGTGAAGCAGGCAAGCGAGGGGCAACGGCCATGAGTACCGAGTTCATGTGCGTGGAGCAGCGGAGCAACACCCTGCGCGAGCGCATGCCCATCTTCAACCAGCTCTGCGGCTTCGACTTCATGGAGTTCTACCGCCGTTACTCAGTCAGCAGCGGCTACCTCCGGCTGAACCGCAAGATCAAGGAGCCGTTTATGAGGAACATGAAGCAGGTGTGCGACGAGATCGGCATGCGCTTCTACGTCAGCGACGCCCACTTCAAGGAGCTGTGCTGCAACGGCTCATGCTGCGGACTGCCTGCCGACTGGAACTATAGCAAGGGGCAGTTCTGCGAGGCCCTGCAGATAGCCAAGAACGCGGCAGACCACACCGTCCGCTACTCCGACATCTGCAAGGACATCGACCTGCTCCACGGCTACGACTGGGGAAGAGCGACGGGCTACAATGCCAACAGCAGCGAGCGACGGGCGAAGTTCATGAATATGTCTATGGCCGACTATATGCGCTGGCTGTGGAACAACCCGCAGGCCGGGCAGTCACCCTACACACTCTTCGAGGGCGCACTTATACCATCGGGGAAGGACGAGGAAGGGAATCTGATATACAAGTATAACGGAGCGACATTCTGACTATGGGAAATGGAAACAGAGACAAAGCGGCCAAGATTCGGCTGCGCAAGTTCCATACGGCCAAGCTGCTCCGCATGGACATACTCAGTAAACTCTACAAGCGTGGCTACTCGTACCGGGAAATGCGCTCGGAGGTGATGGCACGTCTTGACCTCCAGACTTATTCCCTCGAGACGCTGAAGAAGGACATTGACAGTCTGCTGGAGGAATGGCGCGAGACACGTATTGAGGATTTAGACCTTGCCCTGCAGCTGGAACTTGAACGTATAGACAACCTCGTCAAGGAGGCGTGGGAGGCCTGGGATCGCTCAAAGGAAAGCTACAAGAAGGTCAAGGGCACACAGGAAGGCATACCCGGCAAACCCGACGATGATGATGACAGTCAGGCGGGTGAGATTGTCACCATAAAGATGAAGCAGACTTCCGAGGACGTGGTTAGCTACGGCGATCCGCGCTACCTCGAGGTAATCAACCGCTTGCTAATTGAACGCCGTAAGCTGCTCGGACTGTACAGCCCGGAGAAGATGGACGTGAGCGGTGACATGAGCTTCTACGCGATGCTGATGCAGACGGGAAAGGAATAGAACATGACGAGGAAGGAACAGGCACAGAAGAATGCTGACCGTCTTTTCGGTCGCTGGCGCGGGGACTGGAACATCTTTGCGGAAGAAGTGCTTGGCGTAACCCTCGACGACGAGCAGAAGGCCATCGTGACCGCCGTGCAGCACAACAAGCTCGTAAGCGTCCGCAGTGGCACGGCCCGTGGAAAGGACTTCGTGGCCGCAGTAATCGCCCTGTGCTTCCTATACCTCACTCCCCGGTGGAACGACAAGGGAGAGCTTTCCGGGAATACGAAGGTGGCTCTTACGGCTCCCACCGACCGTCAGGTGAAGAATATCATGATGCCGGAGGTAAGCCGACTGTTCAACCGTGCCAAGCGCAGGGGATTCGCACTTCCCGGAAGGCTGACCACCTACGACATACGCACCGACTCCGAGGAATGGTTCCTCACGGGTTTCAAGGCCGACGAGCACAACCATGAGGCGTGGTCGGGATTCCATGCCGTGAATACGATGTTTATCGTGACCGAGGCTACGGGTATCACCGAGGACACCTTCGCGGCTATCGAGGGAAACTTGCAAGGTAACTCCCGCATACTCATAGTGTTCAATCCTAACATCACGACGGGCTATGCCGCCAAGTCGCAGAAGCAGGCGCGCTGGAAGAAGTTCTGCCTGAATGACCTTTCTGCACCCAACGTCCGTGAGCGCAGGATTGTCATTCCCGGACAGGTTGACTATGAATGGGTGGCCGACAAGGTGCAGACGTGGTGCGAGCCGATAACCCGTGACGAGGTAAGCGTTACGGAGGATGACTTCGAGTGGGAGGGCCAGTGGTACCGTCCCAGCGACCTTTTCCGAAAGAAGGTGCTCGGACAGTTCCCCAAGGTTGACGAGGACGTGCTGATACCGCCATCATGGATAGAGGCAGCACAGCAGCGATGGAGGGAACACCACCTTGACAGCCACAACGAAGGCATCCTGGGACTCGACGTTGCCGGTATGGGACGCGACAGCTCCTGTGAGGTGTTCCGCTACGGCGACTACGTGGAGAAAATCAAGAAAACAAACTCCGGCGGAAAGGCCGACCACATGAAGGTGGCCGGCAAGGCCGTTGACTATCTGAACAGGCATACGGGCTGCTGCGTCAGCATAGACACCATCGGCGAGGGCGCAGGTGTGTTCTCCCGCCTTCAGGAGATCAGCGTAGAGAACAACGGGCGTCCTCGCTATGGAAGTATCATCAGCTGCAAGTACAGCGAGGCGGCACGGGCTGGCTCCCGTGAGCTCACCGACGTTACCGGGGAATACAAGTTCGCCAATATGCGCGCCTACTGCTTCTGGGCTGTCCGTGACTGGCTGAATCCTGAGTTCAACAGCAACGCTATGCTGCCTCCTGGCGGATCGCTGCTGGAGGAGGCCACCGAGATAAAGTGGAGTTTCCTCAGTAACGGCAGGATAATCATCGAGCCCAAGGAGGACATCAAGGAAAGGCTTGGCTACTCGCCAGACGAGTTCGACGCGCTGGCCAACACCTTCCACCCGTCGGCAGTCCGCTACGCCTCGGAATACTACGAGGACGAGTTCGCCGACGATGACGAGGACATTCTGTATTAACAATCATAACAAAGAGAACTATGCCAAAGACATTGAAGGAAATCTTTGAGGCCGGAAGGGATGCCACGCAGGTAGTGGCCGACCTCAAGAAAAAGACCATCGAGGTCATCCCCTGGAGCAGTCTCGAGAAGGAGTACGACCCGAAGAAGCATCCCGTCATGACAGACGTCGCCTATAACGCGAAGTCCGACAAGAAAGTCAAGGAGCGCAAGGTGACGCGTGTCATCCTGCCGTGGCAGAAGCTGGCCGTGAAGCGCATGGGCTCGCTGGCCTTCGGTATTCCCGTGAAGCGCATCTACAAGCCCAAGGATGATACTCAGAAGGAAGCTTCGGCAATCCTCGAGAGCATCTACAAGCGCAACCACATCAACAGCGTGAACCTGGAGCGATCGAGATTCCTGTACGCATCCTGCGAGGTAGTGACTATCTGGTACACGCAGGAGGTGGAAGGTGGGGCCACGTATGCCGGGGTCAGCACCAAGTATAAGCTGCGCTGCAAGAACTACAGCCCCATGAAGGGCGATTCCCTCTATCCGCTGTTCGACGAGTACGACGACATGGTGGCCCTGAGCGTTGAGTACACCCGAGACGAGGACGGCACGAAGGTGACGTACTTCGAGACCTACACGGCTGACGCTCACTACCGCTGGCGCATGGACGGCGCGAAAGCCACCGAGGACATGGCACCGGAGCCAATCAAGATTGGAAAAATCAACGGTATCTACGGCCACCGTGAGCAGCCTGTTTGGGAAGAGCAGAGCGAGAATGTCTTCGAGGCCGAGTGGACGTACAGCTACAACGGCAACTACGTGCGCAAGAACTCACGCCCGAACTGGGTTGTCTTCGCTGATCCGCAGGATAAGGTGAAGGTGGGCCAGGAGAAGGATGATGACCGCCTCGGGCGCAACGTGCTCAAATACCCGGCCAATGCCAAGGCTGAGTACAAGACGTGGGATCAGTCCATCGAGTCCATCAAGTTCCACACCTCGGAGCTGAAGAACAACTTCTTCATGGGGCTGCAGCTTCCCGATATGTCCATGGAGAGTATGAAGAGCACGCCCATGAGCGGCGAGGCGCGGAAGATGCTGTTCATCGACTGCCAGATGAAGGTGCTCGACGAGAGCGGAATATGGATTGAGTACTTCGATCGCGAAATGAGCGTCGTGAAGGCTTTCGCCGAGAAGATGTTCCCGAAGTATGCAGAGGCCATCCGCACGCTGGAGGTGGAGAACGTCATCACCCCGTACACCATCCGTGACGAGGGAGAGCGCATCACCAACTACAGCAACGCCACCGGCGGCAAGCCCGTCATGTCGCAGCGCACCGCCGTAAGCCGACTCGGAATGGTCGATGACGTGGACGAGGAAATCAAGCTGATGGAGCAGGAGGAAACGACGAGCCTGTTCGACGAGCCAACAGAATAACTCTATTAAGCCATGCCCCAGGAAAGAAAGAAGAAACAGTTCTCCGTCAGGGCCTATGACCAGAAGCACCTGCGCAACCTCTCCAAGCGGCTGCGCAAGGTGCAGGCCTTGATTGACGAGGCAGCGAGGAAAGGTGCGGCCATCGGTGCGCGTACCGGGTACAAGGACATCGAGAAAGACTTCCGATTTGATGATTTTCCGCAGGCGAGGCGTGAGATCGACGCTCTGCTTAGGGAGTTATCAACCGCGCTGACGATGAACGTCGAGGAGGCCGATTCCGAGGCCTGGGGCATGGCTAACGCAAAGAACGACGCGATGGTGGATGCCATGCTTGCCTCTACGGGCGTTGACATGGCGAGGAAAACCACCCAGCCGTGGTACAACAAGAATGCCCGTGCCCTCGGTGCTTTCAAGCAGCGCGTGAAGGACGGCATGGGGCTGAGTACTGACGTGTGGAACCTCGGACAGTTCAAGGGGGAGCTGGAGCTGGCTCTTGAAATGGGGCTTGGCCGTGGCAAGTCGGCTGCAGAACTGAGTCGTGACGTGCGCTCATTCCTCAAATACCCCGATAAGCTGTTCCGCAGGGTACGTGATGAAAAGGGGGTGCTCCGGCTGAGCAAGGCCGCAAGGGAGTTCCATCCCGGACAGGGCGTGTACCGTTCAAGCTACAAGAACGCCTTGCGCGTGACGGCCACCGAGACGAATATGGCCTACCGTACAGCGGACAGCAAGCGGTGGCAGCAGATCCCGTTCGTCTTGGGCATAAAGATACAGGTCAGCAAGACCAACCACCCCGTCACGGACATCTGCGACGAACTGCAGGGCGACTACCCGAAGGACTTCGTGTTTACGGGCTGGCACCCGTTCTGCAAGTGCTTCGCCACGTCAATACTTCCGGCACCTGAGAAGTTCCTGGAGTACCAGCAGGCCATCCTTGACGGGAAGGACGTGTCCGACTGGCAATGGGAAGGCGAGGTGAAGGACGTGCCGGGGGAGTTCAACAAGTGGGTCAAGGACAATGAGGAACGCATAGCCAAGGCGAAGTCGCTGCCGTACTTCCTGAAGGATAATCCGCAGTATGTAGCGGGTGTGAGAGAAAAGACTACCTATGACATCGGCGAAAAGGTGGCGGAAATATTAAGACCAACTGAAAATCGGGCATACATTGCTTTTGATCCGTTCTCGCCAATAGTAGTTGAGAAAATCCGTGAACAGCGCGACCTTAAACACAAATTGAGGTTGTTCGGGGAAATTATCAACGACGAACGAGCTACCGTACTAAACTCAAACGGTGAAGTAAAGACCGTCGTATTCCCAGGACACAAAGGTAGGCAACATAGTACCTGGAAAGGTATTGTTAAAATGGCAAAGGACATCAATAATGCAGGTGAAAGTGTTGCATTCTTGCCAGAGCTTGACAATTATACAAGTGCAGATGCGCTCATCCTATTCCGTAAAAAACCGCATGTTGCTGACTTCAAGTATTGCGTTACCACTAAGGCGAATACCTTGGCTGTTGACCTCATAACAGGCTTTGAGCAAGCCGGGACAGTAGTAGTCAAACTGGAGAATATGGATGCTGGACAGTTCAAAGAAGCCGTTGACTACCTTGTAAGAAACAATATTCCATACGGCAACGTCAAACTAATCAATAAGCGTGGTAATTTGCTGGAAATAACAAAGAAGGAAATTCGTGTTGGTGCATACAAGAAAAAAATAAAGGGATTCCTGTAATTGGCCTCCCTTTATTTCGGCACGAGGGGGAACGAATCCGGGCTCGCATTAGCCGAGGTGGATTTAAATCTCCGACGCAAAGATAGCCATAAATTTCGATATAACAAAATTTATTAGCTGTTTTTTTGCTTTTTACGGTACAAAAATTGCTTTGACACTATACACTTGGGCGTTACCTTCGGGTGCTGATGGTCAATCTTTGCAGCCCACAGGGTGTTGAGCTTGCAGCCGACCTCATCTTCGGTAAACGCCTCGAAGATTGCAGCGAGGCTACCGAAATAGAACTCCGTGCGCCCGGTCAGAGGGTCAGGATTGAGGAACTGCACCTTGATGATGGTTTCAACCGTTATTTTTTCCATTTTTCAACGAGAATTGGTTTTCTTATGTTCGCCTAACAGTTATGTAGGCGTGTTAATAAAACGCGGCGAGAGGGCTTTTTATTGTCCCCACTCGCCTAAGATGTACCGTGCTGCCTTCTCAGCGCGTGAAGCAGCCCAGACGATCATCTTGTTATCATTTGCAAGGGCTTTGAGCCAGCCCTGGATATAGGCCACCGAGTTCTTGAACGCCTTGTCGCTGTTCAGTCCGGCAACGGTGCAGAGCATTGCAGATCCGAGTTCGGCAACCAGTTCCTCACGCGAGTAGTTCTTGCTCCCGAAAGCGGCCAGCGCATTCTCCTTCTTGCGGTTGCAGCGACTCTCGGCCATTGTGCTGTGCGTAAGCTCATGGAACGCGGTCGAATAGTATTCCTCGGTTACTGAGTACTGGCTGAGCATGGGAACCACCACCAAGTCGTCAGAGGGACGGTAGAATGCCCGGTTGCTCGGCTCGTCATTCTTGAACTTCAGGCCTTCCTCACGCCCTACGTAGCCGTTAATGATGGTCTCGGCATTCTCTATCGGCTCCGTTGCTACGGCTACAGGCTTGCTTTCCAGCTTGCTATCAATGCCCGTACAATCATCGATGTGGAATACGTTGTAGTAGCGCAGCACCGGGATAGTGTGCTCCTTGACAACTATTGCTTCCTGCCCGTCCTCCTTCTCTTCCTTGGTGTAGGTGTACTTCCCGTAGAACACCACGATTCCGGACTTGGCACCCTTCTTGATTGAGCCGCCACGCTCTTTCAGCTGCTTGAAGGTGATCCACTCGCCATTGCGCCCAAGCAGCATCTGGTTGAGCAGGCTGTACGGCTTGCGCGTTACGTAGTTGATTGCGCCGTCTGCGGTACCATTCCACGGACGCTGCCATGGAATGATACCCTTCTTCATCTGTTCGATTACCCGGTCAGTGACCATCTGGTAAACGTTGTTTCCTTTCTTTGTTTCCATTGTTGTTGTGGGTTTGTTATTACTTGTTTAACTCAAATTCTTGAATGTGGTAAATCTTTGAGCATCCGCCTTGACATTTCAAGGCAACCTTACCTTTCCCGATCTTTGATATTGTGCTGTCAGGCCACATCGCTTTCTGCGCATTCAAAGACTTGGACGCTTTTTCCTTGGCAGTCTCTTTGCAATCATAAACGCCCTTGATGACACTGTACTCGATATTGTTATTCTCGTTGAGAAACTGGATTTCAAATACGTAAGCTGTCATAATTCCGTCCTCCTATTATTTAGCGTAAAATGAAACCTGCAGACCACGACGGAGCTTGCAAATGACCTTGTCAAGTCCGGCCTTCAAAGCACGGTCGATGAACTTGTTGATAAACTCGATGCCGATGAGGGCAATCAGACCAGCGACGCCAACCAGTTTGTTGATGCGCTTTCCGTTCTCGTCGAAACCATAGACCTTCATTCTGAAGTTCTGGTTGATAAACCTTTTGGTGTACTTTAAATTTTTATTCATTGTTGTTGTGGGATTTAAATTCACTGGCAAAATTATAAAGTTATTATAGAATAACAAAATATTTAACAAGAAAAGACTTGTTTATTTAGATTTTTTAATAAATTATTGTGGTCTTATAATGTAATATTTACGAATTTTTACTCTATCTTTGCGTCAACTAATTAGTTTATAACAATATGAGAAAGAAAATCTTAGAAGCGCTCAATACCAAGTTTCCGGGAGTGAGCGACAACAAGCTCAACAGGATCGTAGATAACCTGTTGAAGAAGATTAAGACTGAGGATGAGATTCAGGCCGCAGTTGACGAAATCACAGTTGAATCCCTTCTCGAGAGCTACGGCGATGCTCGCGCTGACGGCGCACAGCGGACTGCTGTCGCTAACTACGAGAAGAAGCACAACCTGAAGGACGGCAAGCCAGTAGGTGGCAAGGACGGTGGAGAGCAGAAGCCAGCAACCGAGGAAGGGGGCGGCACAACGCAGGTAGCCGGAGGAACCGAAAACAAGGCCGCTGGCCAGGAAGGACAACTTAGCCCCGAAATGCAGCTTATCATGAACGAGCTGAAGTCGATGAAGGAGCAGAACGCCCAGTTGGCAAGCTCCATCGCCACGATGAAGGCCGAGAAGGTAGGCAGCACGCGTGAGGGCATTTTGCGCGAACTGCTGAAGAACGTTGACGAGGACACCCGCAACCGCTACCTCAGAGACTACGGATTCATGACGTTTGACACCGATGACAAGTTCAACTCCTACATTGAGGCCATCAAGCCGGAGATTGAGCAGATCGAGACCGAAACCAAGCAGCAGGACGCACACGTCGGCGGCACGAAGGGGGGCGGCTCGGCAGCGGCAGCAAACGGCAAGGTTGACCCCGTAGTGCAGGCTCGTATTGATGAGAAGAAGGCAGAACCGACAAGCCCTGCCATCGTAGGCTTGTCAAACAACAGCTAAATCGAAATGGAAGTAGGTTTCAAATTCAACAAAGCTCAGAAACCGGAGCCTGTCCGCATAGAGCAGGTCTTCGCTGAGAAGCCGGGCGGTGGCCTTGTCGCCAATCCCGACTATGATGTTCCCCCCACCTCTGCCGTCGGTTATGATGTAGCAACCGGGCTGTACAAGCCCATCAAGTGCTACAAGCTCGTTGCGTCAGTCGCTGCTTCTGACACGACCATTAAGATTGCCAAAGGGTCTGGTGTCGCCGTAGGTGACATCATCGCTCACGGCAAGGTAGGCGTGGCATGTACCGCAGTGGACAAGACCAACGACGGCTACGACGAGGTTACTGTAACGCTTGGAGTGGCTATCAACATTGACACGGATGACCCGTGGCTCTACCAGTCGAAGGTTGAGAGCGCAGCTGCAGCAGGCGATGATCCCGCTGTGGATGCAGAACCCCTCTATAAGCCCGAGTACATCACCGGCAAGACCGACTGGGTGTACGCTGGCCAAGGCGACCAGAGCGTGAAGCTCATCAACGGTGCGAATGTGAGAAAAGAAACGGCCAATATCTCGGAAGAGATTGCAGCCCTGTTGCCAACCATTAAACGTGTATAAATATGGGAAATATGAATGCCCCGCTGTTTGAACTTGACCGTCCCGGAATGCAGGCCACGGTCAACAGCTACAAGCCCGGCGCAGGCCTCGCTTGGCAGATCCTGTTCCCCTTGAAGTACACCCCGAAGTTCGACCTGAAGGGTATCGAGGGTAATGAGGGTATCCCCGTATCGGCAGACCGCGTAGCCTTCAACACGAAGGCCCCACTGAAGACCCGCAAGACCGTGGGCTCATGGAGCGGAAAGCTCGGTAAGATTTCAATCTCCCGCGACAAGGATGAGACCCAGATCAACGAGTATGAGGACTTGAAGGTGATTGCCGCAGCCAACACTGAGGACACCGCCACAGCCCGCTATCTCGTGGATATGGTGTACGATGACGTGGACTTCTGCAACAAAGGTATGGACTACCGCGTGGAGCTGGACGCCCTGCGTATCGGTTCATCCGGCAAGCAGGTGCTCTCGAAGAAACTCGACGGCGACATGGCCACCGAGGACACCATCAACTTCAACGTCCCCACGGAGAACTTCATCGGCTATCAGACAGCCGACTGGAGCGACGCTGAGCATGCCGACGGTCTGAAGGACATCGCCTACGGCCAGGAGCTCATCGCCAAGAAGGGACTGCGCAAGCCTCAGTATGCCATCATGGAGAAGGCGAAGTTCGCCCAGCTCCGTGCGCAGAAGGCCGTTGCCCGCCGTCTGTACCCACAGGTGACCGACCTCTCAGTCGTTACCACCGAAATGGTGACTCTCGAGCGTATCAACGCCTATATGCGTCAGGAGGGCTATCCTCAGATTCTCTACATTGACAGCTATGTCACCGTGGAGCAGAAGGACGGCTCGCAGGAGACCTTGAAGCCATGGAACGAGAAGGTTGTGACGCTGTCACCAACCGTACAGCTCGGATGGACTTACTGGAAGCGTGTACCCGACACCCCCAACACGGAGGCCTATCAGGTGCATGGTTCATACTACAAGCTCACGGTCTATTCAGACGTTAACCCGATGACCGAGACCACCCTTGCGGAGGCCTATGTGCAGCCGGGTCTGATCAACCGTGCATCCCTCGTGTTCATCAACACTACCAAGTCAACTTGGAGTGGAGGTAACTGATAACTAAGAAAGTGAACGTATGACAATCCTCAGATCGTTGAAAAGTCTGTCCGGCTATCCCTTGACGAATGACTCACTTACAAGAGTGGCCATTGAGACGGGACTGGATGCAGGCAGTGAGATAACCGCTGACATTATGCGGAGTGCGCCCTACAAGCGTGCAAAGGCTCGGGTGTACCTTATGCTTGCAGAGGCTCCCGACGTGTCGCAGGGCGGCATTTCGTACAGTTTCAGCGACGAGGACAAGAAGCACTTCCGTATGCTTGCGCAATCACTGCTGGAAGAGGTTGGCGACGACACTTCCATGTTCAGTGACGACTACGGCTGGCAGGGAGAGGATTTGTAAGCCATAATACAATGATAATTGAGAACGGTTACATACAGGTGAAGGTCAAGACCGGGGGCGGCATGCTCAACGGCAGACCTCAGCCTGTGACCGTTGTCGATAGCGATCCGATCCCCTGCAACTGGAGAGCCCAGAAGTGGGACAAGAAGGGAAAGGTCGTTGACGGTGTGTTCACTCAGGCCCAGTTCGAGATACTGATTGAGCTGCAGGAGTTCAGCGCCGAGACGCTTACCCTCTATGACACCACCCTGGAGCACCGCAAGCTCGGAGAGTTCACGGTTCAGAGCATCGAGCCGCTTGCGGCCACGGGAGCAACCAAGATAACCGTCTGACCATGCCTATCAAGAGAATAGACCTGAACGTATCTCAGTACCTCAGTGAGAAGGCAGAGAGGTTCCGGGAGGCCTGCTTGAACAATCTCATGTATGTTGGAGAGCAGGCCGTCAACGAAGCCCGTCAGCGTGGAAGGTACAAAGACCAGACAGGCAACCTCCGCAGTTCTATCGGCTACTGTGTGCTGGAGGACGGAAAGGTTATCAAGGAAAGTTCCTTTGACACGGTAAAGAATGGCGCACAAGGCTCGCTTAAAGGGCGTGCTTTCCTTCAGCGCCTCGTTTCGGAAAACCAATCGGGACTTGTCCTGATAGTGGTGGCGGGAATGGAATACGCAGCCTACGTCGAAGCGAAGAACCTAAACGTGCTGGATAGTGCAGAACAGCTGGCAGAGCGTCTTCTGCCGCAGCTATTGAAGTCATTAAAGCTATGAGTAAGACCAACGAGGAAATAGAGCAGTTCATATACGACGCGCTGGCACCCCTGCTGGCAAAGGACGTAAGGGAAGAGGAAGTCATTACGGGTGACCTCTACCCCGAGGACTGCCGACCGCTGGACTCCCGGCTGGAGGATGCCGTGATAGCCGTTGCAGACGGTTTCCCCGACCAGATTCAGACAGGAAGGGCACGGGTGAACATCTACGTGCCGGACATAGACTGTGGCTTCGGGCGCAAGGTAAAAGACAAGGGAAGGTGTCAGCAGGTAGCCTCTCTCGACAAGGAGATCGTGCGCCTGCTCAATGCGGCAAGCGACCAATACTACTGGCGCATGTTCCGCAACACCGCCACCTTCGCCGAGCCGGACATTGAGCAGCACTTTGTCAACGTCAATCTTTCATTCAAATTCAACAACGAATAAATTAATAATCATGGCAAAAAAGATTATTGGCTGGGGGCACAACAATGCTAAGCACACCCCCGAGAGCGGCACGGCAGTGACGCATGAAGATATCATCGACGGCTCAACTTCCCTCTCCGTTGAGGAAGGTGAGGAACAGGAAGCCTTGATCGAGGGCGGTGAGGCAGAAGCCCGTCGCAAGCGACCCGACAAGTATATCCTGGACTATGAGCGCCGAATCGGTAGCGCAAACGAAGTAACCCCCGGATTCACCGAGGATGCCGGAAGCATTGAGGTGATTCCAGAGACGGTGGGTGCCATTGGCGTAACGCTGACGGGGGTATCCCTGTATGTCAGCCTTGCCTTCGACTCCACTGACGGTCTGAAAGCCCACTACCAGTACAAGACGAAGGGAGCCACCGACGCCAACGGTAACCTGACCGACGTTACCATGCAGGCCAAGGCCGAGTAACCGTACTCTACCTCACGCCCTCTCAGGTCTAAGTAGAGGGCAACCAGTCCGTTAGTTCAATGGCAGAACGCCGCACTTCACCTCCTCCATTCATGCGGCGATGCAGGTTCGATTCCTGTACGGGCACTATGGAAGAAAAAGACAGCACGTTTACCGACATCATTATAGAAAAGCCATATGAGTTTACTGTCGGGCGCAAGCATTTCCGTCTATATCCCGTAACGCTGGCGAAGACCTTTCTTCTGAAGCAGCATATAGACGGACTCTCCATTAATTGGGAAGTGCTGAAGGGCAACCCATACGTTGAAGGACTGAGGCTTGCCGAGACCGAGAAGAGGAAGTGCTGCCAGATACTTGCCATACACACAGCCCCGAACACTTACAAGGACTTGTACAACAGCCAGGCGATGGCCACGCGTAGGAACATCTTTGAAACCTTGAACGCGAGGGATATCGCCACGCTGCTGCTCTACGTGCTGAAGTCGGACAAGACCGATTCGGTGCTGAAAGAAACTGGCTTGGTGGAAGAACGCCGGAGACTACAGCAGACTCTTGCCGTCAAATCAGACACCAGCAAGAACAATATTACTTTCGGCGGGCTAACGCTCATGGGAAGCTTCATTGCCCCGCTCATGGAAATGGGGTTCACCCACAGCGAGATACTGTACGAGCGCAGCTACTCATACCTGCGCCTGATGCTTGCCGACAAAGTCACCAGCCTCTACCTGACGGATGAAGAATACGGCAAGCTGCCACCGTCCGTCAATCCTAACATTCTCAATGGGGATGACCCGGAATCATTCAAGAAACTAAAGTCACTATTCGCCGGTAAAGGCATTAAGATCAAATAGCAATGGAAGAACAGAATCTTGGTTTTGTCGCTGGGATTGACCACAGCGGATTTGACAAGGACGCTAAGCATATCCAGGAGAGCGTTGAGCAGATCGCTAAGAAAGTAGAGCAAAGCGGCATGAGCGTTGACGAGTTCGCCAAGCGCATGCAGGGCGTGCTCTCTTCGTTTGACCGTCTGACGCAGGCCGTGGACAAGAATACCGCTGCCCAGGAGAAGGCCATGAGTGCCGGGAAGAAAGCAGCCGACAGCGAGAAGCAGGGAGCAGACAAGGCCACCGATGCCATAGACAAGACGGGAAAGGCTACCGACGAGCTCGGCCGCAAGCTGAAAAATACTGGCGACGATGGCGCAGAGGGGTTCGGCAAGCTGCAGAAGGCCGCTGCTGGGTTCTTCACGCTCGCTGCTGCAAAGGAGTTCGGGCAGAAGGTGTTCGAAGTGCGCTCGGAGATTCAGAGCCTTCAGACCTCGTTCGAGACACTTGTGGGCAACAAAGGGCAGGCCGAGGAACTGTTCAACTCGATAAAGGACTTCGCTACCCATACCCCCATGCAGCTCAAAGACCTTGCCGGTGCTGCCCAAACGATGATGTCCTTCAATATCCCGGTCGAGCAGATTATGGAGAACCTGAAAGCGCTGGGCGACGTCTCAATGGGCGACGCGCAGAAGTTTCAGTCGCTCTCGCTGGCTTTCTCACAGATGAGTGCCACGGGCAAGCTGATGGGCCAAGACCTGCTGCAGATGATCAATGCAGGCTTCAACCCGCTGGCCACGATGTCGGAAAAGACCGGGAAGAGTATCAGCGAGCTGAAGGATGAGATGTCGAAGGGTGCCATCAGTGCCGACATGGTGCGTCAGGCCTTCATCGATGCCACCTCGGAGGGCGGCAAGTTCCACGGTATGCTTGAAGCACAGTCGAAGACGCTGGCAGGTGCCTATTCCAACCTTCAGGGGGCCATCAGCGACATGTTCAACTCCATCGGTGAACAGAGCGAGGGAATCATGGCCGGTGCCATCAATGCGGCTACCGTGCTGGTGCAGAACTACGAGAAGGTAGGAAAGATTCTCCTTCAGATAGCTTCTATATATGGTAGCTATAAGGCTGCTGTGATTGGTTACACCGCAATACAAAAGGTGCATACCGCTTGGCTTGAATTGGAGCAGACGGCACATTTACAAAACGCACTGGCAACTGATGTGGAGATTGCAGCCAAAGGTAGAGCAACAGCCGCAACGGTATTGTTCGACAAAGCACAGGCAGCACTTAACAAGACCTTGTTAGCTAATCCTTATGTGCTCGCAGCCACGGCCATTATGAGTGTCGTGAGTGCGTTGGTGATATTCCACAGTAGAACAGATGAAGCAGCGAAATCGGCAAAGGAGCTGGAGGATGAGATAAAGAATCAGAGTGGACAGCTTGGAGAAAACCGTGCCGCCCTTCAACGGTTGCAGAACGAATGGAACAAGCTCACCAGCGACAAGGAGAGAAAGAAGTGGGTTTCCGACAATAAGGATGAGTTCCAGAAGCTCGGTATCGAGGTTGATACCGTCAAGGAGGCCGAGAATGTACTTGTGAATAACACGAGCAACGTCATCAAGGCTATGGAGCTGAGGGCAAAGGCCGCTGCTTATGCGGCTATGGCCACGAAGAGATACCAGGAAGCACTTGAAAACAGAGAGGAAGCCAAGAACCGCCGTAACAACCCGACTACTGGCGATAAGATTTCGGGTGTATTCAATACAGGTTGGGATTTCAATTTTACCAAGAGCATAGCCCAAGAAGCCAACGGAGCTGCAAACAAACTGTATGATGCTGCCATTTATGCAGAGCGTGAGGCCGAGGATTTCATTAGCGAGCAGCAAAAATTACTGAAAGATGCTGACGATTTGATGGCATCTTCCAAGATTAAGTCATCTTCATCTGGCACAAAAGCCGATAAGGATGACAAGAAAAAAACTGCTAATACAAAAAAAGATGCAGAAAGAAGAGCCAAGGAAGCCGCAGACCAAGCCGCCGAGCGTGTCAGACTTGAACGTGAAATCGCAGAGAAGACCAAGGAAGCCCAACGTGCTGCGAAAGAATCCGTTGAAGCTGCCTATATCGCAGGTCTCGAAGACGAGTATGAACGCGAGCGTGCCCAAGAAGAGTTTGAGCACAAGAAACGTCTCGCCGACATTGAGCGCAAGGGCGAGGAAATGAAGAAAGCCCGCTATGAGGCCAACAAAAAGCAGTGGGAACTCAACAATAAGGATAAGCACTACGAGACCGATTCCCCAGAGGGAAGAAAAGGCTGGCAAGGTGTCAGTCTTAGCGGTGAAGAATTGGTTTCCCTCAACGCCGAACTTGCCAAAGAAAATGCGGAATACGAAAGAGCCGCCCGTGAACGTGCCGAGTCTCTGGTAGCCTCCCATCAGTCCTACACGGACAGGAAGCTCGCCATTGATAAGCAGTATTCCGAGGATGTGAAGCGGATAGATGCCGAGATAGCGGCAGCACAGGCACGCGGTGACAATGATTCCGTAGCTGCCCTCCAGCGCTCGAAGAGACAGGCCGCAACCGACAGGGCAAAGAACCAGTCTGCCCTCTCACTCGACATCTTGAAGGAGTCACCCGAATATATCCGTGCCTTCGAGGATTTGGAGCAGACATCTTCCGAGACTCTTGAATATCTTATCGAAGAGTTTGAGAAAGCGAAGCAGGCAGCAGCCCAAAGTCTCGACCCGAAGGACTTGAAGGAGTACACCGACACCATCCAACGGATGCAAGACGAAATCAGTTCACGCAATCCGTTCAAGACGCTGAAAAAGTCTATGGATGACCTTCGCAAGTCGGAGAAGGACGTGAAGGATGCCAAGAAACGCCTTGATTTAGTCAAGCAGGGCGTTAAGGTCGTGAAATCCTACCGCAAAGAGGGCGATAAGATGGTGGCCGTCTATTATGACGAAATCGAAGCCCAGAAGGAATACAATAAGTCCGAGGACGAATATCTGAAAAACCGAAAGAAGGTCAAGAAAGCCCATAACGAGTTACAAGATGAGTGGTCTGAGTTAGGTCAGCAAGTGCAGCAACTCGGTGACCAAATAGGCGGATTAGCCGGCGAATGTGTCTCTATGATTGGGTCTATTATGAACTTTGCCGTCAATATCTCGCAGACCATTGATATAGTCACAACAGCAACGGCACAAGGAATTAGTGCCATTGAGAAGGCTTCTGCCATCCTTGCCATTATTCAAGCAGCCATTCAGATTGTACAGGCTATGGCCAGCCTGTTAAGCGGAATCTTCGGTGACAGCGATAACGGCTTTGCCGCAGCGAAAGAGCAGTACGATAACCTTTCGAAAGTCTGGGACGAACTCATTGATAAGAAGCGAAAGTATCTCAGTGAGTCATGGAGCAACGAGGCAAAACAAGCATCCAAAGAAGCAATCGAACTATTGAAGGCCGAGCAAGCGATGAACAAAATCGTAGCAGAAGCCCGACTCGGTGCCGGTGCAAGCGCAGGCTCCCACTCCTACGGTTATCGTATGTGGCAAGGTTCGTATGGCTATGACGGAAAAAATTGGCAGGATGTTGCCGGAGAGATAAGCCGTAAACTTGGCGTAAGGTTCACGGGTATGTCCGATATGCTCAATATGTCCGCAGAGCAGTTGGAGTGGATTAAGAAAAACTACACAGGTCTATGGGCTAACATGGACGGTGAGTTCCAGAACGCACTCGAAAACATCATCACTTTCAGTACTACCGAGGCAGAGATACTTGAAGAGTTGAAAGAGCGCATCACGGGCAGTTCCCTCAGTGATATCTACGACAATATGATGGATTCCCTCTACGAACTCGCCAACGGTAGCGAGGACGTGATGGATGACATCGCCGAGAACTGGCAGGAAATGGTTAACCGAATGGTGGTTAACAATGTAGTCGGTACGAGGGTAAAGGAAGAGTTGAAGAGTTGGTACGAGGAACTGTACAATCTGCAAGACCGCTATAACGACCACCTGTTAAACGACTCCGCATACCAACAGGAGTTGGAGCGGTTGAGAAACAGCTATAACACCATCGTTACAAGCAGTCAGCAGGAGATTGAGAACTTCCGACAGATGGGAATCATCAAGACCCTCGAAGAGACCGAAGAAGAGGCCAAAAAGTACTTCGAGGATATCCTTGATAGTTGGAAGGACACCCTCACCGACATGGAGAGCACCACCGAGGACTGGAAGAACGCGCTCATCGACCAGATTTTCTCCGACCTCGTGGAATCTACTATACTGAACGCACCTTTGACAGTCGGCAAAAAGACTTTCGAGAACTTCGAGAAATACTTGCAAGACTGGACTGAACGGTATAAGAACACCGTCGAGGATGCTACACTCTCCGATGAAGAGCGCACACGCCGTCTGAAAGAACTCATAGACGAGCAGACCACACTCCGTGAGCAGCAGGCCGAGAAATCCAAGCAGTTGGCAGAGAGTATCGGTAAGGACATGAGCGAGGCCATTTCCAACAGCCTTGACAACCTCGGAGATTCCTTGATTGAAGGCTTGCTCGCCAATACCGAGGCTGATGCCGAGAATGCAGGAAAGCAGATTGCACTTACCTTGATAAAAGAAATGCTCCAGACGATGCTCGCTTCCGAGAAGTACAAAGGTCGCATGGAGGAAATCAGGAACAAGTGGCAGCAGCTTCTCAACGGTGAGGACGTAGCCTTCACGATGAATGATGTGTTACAGGACATCGCCAACCTTAACAACGATATCGCCAACGATGAGAGTATCTCCGCTCTCGCCCAACAATATAAGGAACTGAACAAACAGGTAGAGAACACGCAGACGGTGTTCAACGACCTGCACAACACATTCCTCAACACGCTCACCGATATGAAGGGTGATGCCGAGTCCTTCCGAAAGACGTTAGAGCAGACAATGCTCAAAGACTTTATCGATAAGCAGGTGCTCGACGTTCCCATCACCGTGAATGGTATGGACTTCGATGATTTCAATGCCTATGTGGAGGATTGGAACAAACGTTATGCCGAGGGCGTGAAAGAGGGCAACATGGAAGCCGTCGATGCCCTCCTTGATGAACTGATGCAAGTGCGTGAACTGACTCTCTCACAGGCAGAGGATTTACGCAAGCGTCTGGAAGATTCCATGCACGAACTTGGTAGCGGATTCAACAACCTCCGCGAGACCTTCATAAAGACCTTAACGAACATCGTAGGCGATGCCGAATCCTTGGGTAAGGAAATCGGGCAGTCAATGATGGAGCAGATGCTTAACGCCTTTGTCGAGAAACAGTACTCAGACCGCATCAATGCCGTAAACGAGGAATGGGCAAAGGCTCTCGAAGAGGGCGACCCACAGAAGATTGACGAAATACGTCAGAAGGTCATAAACCTCTATGAGACCATCAGTAGCGATAGGGTTGTGAAGCAGCTCTCCGATGATATAAAGGCTCTCACCGACACAGGAACAACACCGTTCGACAACCTACGTTCATCGTATCTTGCTGCACTTACGGACATGAACAAATCGACTGAGGATTTCACCAAGGAGATAAGCCAGATGATTGCTCAGTCTTTCGTTGATTCTTTCGTGCTCGGAGATATGTTCGATGATAGGATAGAGGCATGGAAGAAGAAGTACAAGGATATCACCACCGATGCCGGACTCTCCGAGGAAGAGCGGATGAAGCAGTTACGTGGACTGTCCGAAATGATAGCCGCAGAACGCGAGAGTATGCAAGGTCAGGTCAGCGATATCTACAAGCTGCTCGGTATTAACGACCATCAAGACCAGCAGGCGACGATGAGCCTTGCCGAAGCAGCCACCTATGACCAGTTCGAACTGTACTTGGGAATAGCCACGGCACAGCAGATAGCACTCGAACAGGGTAATGTGGTACGTCAGCAGATTCTCTCCACACTCCAGACGATGGGACAGATAACAAGCCCGACCAATCCTACCCTGTTGGAAATGAGAAATATGTTCTCTACGGCCAACGAGTATCTGCTTGACATCAAACGCTCGAACAGGGCGATTCTTGATAACTTCTCGATGAAACTCGACTCGATTTACGGTAAACTTAGAAAATTGTAAGAATATGCTGATTATAACACCAAAGGGAGGAAGCCCGATAGATGCGCACTCGCGTTTCGGTATGTCACTCAGCGACGGCTCGCTGGCAAAGCTGCTGACTCCTGCACCGAACAAGGAGCCGATAAAGAATACCAACGTGGCAATGGATGGCTCTTCCATCGTCAGCCGAAGGCACTACAAGGCCGAGCGGACGGTGAACCTCGAAGTGCATATTATCGCTCCAGATGCTTCGACATTCCTTTCAAGGTATGCAGATTTCTGCTCTTCCGTACTCGATGTAGGTGCTTTCGAAATGGAAACGGAAGTGGGAACGTTCAATTTCATCTATCTCGACTGTCAGCAGTTCTCGCAGTTTCACCTCGAACTCGCCAAGTTCACCCTGTCTTTGTTAGAACCAAACCCATCAACAAGCAATGAGTAAGCCGACAACCCAACAGATAATAGCCGCCATCCAAGCAGAGGTAGCCAGTCCTAATCCTTTGATTGGCCGGAGCGCGGAATGGCCGGAACCCAGTAACGCCTTTGAGATTATACAACTCGATGAGGACGCCGATGGTAACGGTGGTCTTACGCTCGGTTGGAACAGTAACGAGAACCACGTTATACCCGCAGGAACGAAAGTCGGCGAGTATGTTCTTATGGAGCCGTACTTCCCACAGGATAACGGCGGTGGAAAGTATCGCTATGAACCGAAGTTCTCCGACCCTGTTGCTCTGTTGGAAAAGACTCCTTTCATCTTCAAGACGATGGATGCGGAAGGTGACAACCTCGACTTGTTCACATTCCCATTCACGGGGCTTGCAGGAACGATAATCGGCAAATTGCAAGATGCGATACGTCAGGCTCTCGGTGATAACTCTTGGCTTTGCGTTACAGGGCAGGGAATCACGGCAAGCATTACGGTTGACTTTGACGGTGACACCTTGAAGAGTGCCGCTCAGAAGATAGCACAGGCTTGCGGCTGCACCCTCCATTATACATGGAAGCAACTGAATTTCGGCACAAGGGCTGTCTATGGCGGTAATGAGTTCTATAACCGATTCATCGTGTTCGGTGGAACTACCAATATGTCACGCAAGATTGTAAGCGGACAGTACACCTCGGTAGTGAAGAGACTCACCCTCAACTTGGATAACTATCCCGATAGTGTCATAGACCTTTCCAACGGAGGAACGAAGATGACAAAACTGCTTGTCTTCGATGATATCTATCCGAAGATGGAACTGATTGTCGATAGTGTTTATCCGAGACCGTGCTTCCTCCTTGATGAGAACGGAAACAAGATACCAGACGGAGGGTATGAAGTGGATGGTAACGATGACTATATCCTCGATGAGAATGGAGACCGCATACCAACCTACAAGAAATACACGAAATGGTATGTCAAGCTGAGATACAGCGACGGTACGCCGTTCACCCTCAATAATGATATCATCATTGTCGGGCAGACGTTGAAACTGCTCTTTCAGCCCGATTACGATATCTTCAATCCAAGCCAGCAACAACAGGAAACGAACACATCACCGCTCGCCGGGCGTTCTTTCGAGGTTGTGTACTTTGACACGACCACGAAGGAATATGAGGCCGATGACGTAAACCAAGATGGCTACACCGCCACCGAAGGATGGTTCCGTATCATTTTCACGGCAGAGGGTGAGACCATTATCCCGACAAACCCCGACCTCCAGTTAGTGCCGAAAATTGGCAACAAGGTCACGCTCATAAACGTAGCCCTCACAGGAAACTACGTTTCCATCGCACAAGGACAGTTGTTGGCGGCTGCACAAGCGGCCATCGGTGATTTCGCCAACGTAGGTCTCGGAGGAAAGGCTATTGCTTATCCTTCCCTCGAAGATGAAGTGGAATCCGATGACTCCACAGAACAACAGTACCCTTTGCCCGATGTGGGAGGAACGTATGACAACCTCTTTGTCAGTAGCAAGACAACCGACTTGATTACAGGCAGGCAGGAAATCTCCTACGGAACGTTCGGCGAGCGCAGTCTTATCACGTCAATGATTGACAAGATAGACAACGCGCAGACGAGCGGAGGCGGTGGAACAACGAAATCGGGTGTTGTCAGAAGCGAAGAAGAGAACACTCCCAACGGACAGAACAGAAAGACTCTCCAAGAGGCAGGAGGTAATCTCGGAGTTAAGACCGTAACGCAGTATTTCAACAATCAAATTAACGGCCTCATACGAGATTTGGATGGTGTGCACGACCAAGTTGACCAGAAGATTGATATGTGGTTCTTCAAGGGCGTTCCCTATCCCAACGAGTATGCTCCTACCCATGCTCCGAACGATCCTGTCTCGAAATGGGATGTGGATGACTACGAACTGCATGAGCAGGACTTGTACTACGATACCAGCGAGGTGCAAGACCAGTATGAGAGCAGTATGGTGTGGCGTTGGGAGAAGGTGAACGTCAACGGCACGGAAACATGGCTGTGGAAGAACGTCACCGATGCTCATACCATCGATGCTATGGATAAGATTTACAATGTCTCTTCCGATGGCATCCTGTCGGCAGGAGCGGAGAAGGTGCGCGTCTATCTCGAATGGAGAAACTGCGTGCATGAGTACTTCGAGTACACGGAACGCGCTAATGACTACGGCATCACCACCGAACTGACCAATTATGTCACGGCTTTCACGAATCTCGGAAAGATGCTCAACGGCGGTGCAAACATCAATATCGGAACTACCGATGTCGATACTCCTTCGTGGCTTAGTAATCTTGCCGTGAACACTACCATTCCCGATACTTCTGACTATAAGGCGAAATGGGAGGCGTATTACGCTGCCCTTACCGCCCTGTTGCAAAAGATTCAAGAGGTGGCAAAGGAATTGGCAGATGCCGCTCAGACCACCGCAACTAACGCGATGGAACTTATCGGCAATATGGGTAGTGATAGTATGCTCGACCCTTCGGAGAAACTGACCGTCAAGAGGGAGTTTATCGCGCACTACCACGAAATGATGGACACCGATGAGGATGGGTACGCATCGGGTATTCTTGATAAGGCGAAAGATAACGGAGGCTATTATATCGTAGATGAGCAAACCGTTATAAACCCGTATATAAATGCCTTTAAAGCCATAGGAAAATATCTAAATGGCAATGTGAACTGGTCGATTCCAGACCTTGATGATTTTGACGATGATACGCTTCCCTCATGGATTCAAGAAGATAACATGAGCAATACCAACACCATCGATGGTGATGTGTGGCGTAACTTGTGGGCTGACTTCTACTCGAAGCGCACGGCTGTTCTTACGGCTTTGTCCGAAAACGCGCAGGAAACGGCAGATGTAGCTAATACAAACGCCTTAACCGCAATAGACAAAATCAATGACATGGCCAATGACGGAAAACTTGACCCATCGGAAAAGTTGACCGTTAAGAGAGATTTTCTTGCCGCTTGGAACGAAAAGGATAAGACAGGCGGTATTTATGATAAATGTTATGGCGTTTCTGAGTTAAGCACGATTTTTCAGACTTATGTGACCAATTTTACTGCTCTCGGAACGTTCCTTAACAATGGTACAACATGGTCTGCCGGCAATAGCAAGCAAAACGACAGTTACAGGGGCACGGATAGCAACCTCCCATCTTGGTTACAAGGTGAAAACATGAGTTCTACCAACACTATAACGGGTTCCGCTTGGCGCACGGTATGGTCGAACTTCTATACGGCACGCACGGCTGTTTTGACGGCTCTTTCCCAAATTGCAAAGGATGCAGCCGATAACGCACAGGAGGAGATTGACAAAATCGTTGATGACAGTATCATAACCGAAGGTTCCGAGAAGGCTCGATTGCTTACGGAATGGCTGGAGGTTGTCGCTAAGTATGGTGTATTGAAATCCCTTGCAAACGTATATGCAACGCAATACTCCAACTATTATAATGCTATCAGGAGCCTCGCAAGTATGCTTCATGGTGTATCAAATGGCTCTTTAGTCAGTATTAGTACACTTAACGGTTTCCTTAACGATGGAGAGCTACCAGATTGGTTGGGAACTTATTTCGATTATGATATTGATATAACCGATTCTTTCTACGGAGGCTACACAGCCGATGATTATCGGGAAATATGGGGTGATTACTACGCGGCTTTGGAGGCATTGACAAACTCGAAAGCATCCATCTTCGTAATCTCCACAACTGACAATCCGAATCACCCTGTACCACCTTACAAAGTCGGTGACATGTGGATTATTCCCGACCAAGATAACAAGACGAAGATTTGCGTTGAAGAAAAAACTGCAAACCAATCTTACTCGGCTTCCGACTGGAAGGATATGAATGCCGAGGATTTCCGAAACGCCTTGGCGGTCATGGTGGAACAATGCCTGCTTTTCAATAAAGACGCATTATCTGCGAGTTGGCATAGTTTCGATATTTATATGTGTCCGCAAAGCAATTCTATTCCAAACCCAGGTGCAGGTGATATTAGGTTTGCTCCTAATGACACCAGCCATGATTTACAATACTACAAAGATGGAAGTTGGATAGATGCATCATCTTCGGCTGACTATTACGATAGCCTTTACACGGCGTTGGATGCTGTGTATGATTCCTTTATTGGCAATGGCGAGTCAATAGTTACGTTTCCTGTGTTCCATTCCAAATCGAACGCAGGCCAAAACCCACAGGTAAACAGCCTTGTAGCAAGGGAGGCATTGTACACAGACCCATTGCTTGAAGAAGGAAACCCCAACAAGAAACTTTTTGGTGGTATTGATATCCTTTGGTATAATGGTACAAAATGGGAACTGCTTTCAAAGTCCACATCGTCAGCCATTGAAAACCTCGGCAATGCCGTGAGAATGGTTGTCTTCGGCAATCAAGATTTCGGGGATGGGTATGTCACCCTTCAAGGTGGAACGGTGTTCACAAAGGCGATGGGTATGATGTTCAGTAATGTCTTGGATGCGTATGGCGACCCTATTACTGGTGCATACATCACAACGAGTGTTCTGAAAAACGGAGAACGTTATATCAGCAATGCTAAAATAGAAGCCGACAACGTAGAGATTGTATCTAATAGTAATTCCGCGTCAATAGGTTCTTTATTCGCCTTAAGCAACGGCAATGCACTATTAAAGGCAAGTAAGATTCTTTTCCAAGGTGAAACTTTCACAATAGATGCAGGTCATATCCGGATAGGAAATAGCGATTTGTCCTCACTTTTTGTTTTGGATAACGGTAGCGCTTATCTTGCCGCAGGCAATATAGTATTTGAAGGAGAATCGATAGACTTGACCGCTGGCCAGATTGGTTTTAGTGGGGAAGATATCTCGATTTATTCAAGTCAAACATTAAGTTTTGTCTGCTATGGAAGTGGAAATTCAAAAGGTAAGATAGATTTTTCCGCAGCCAAAATAAATTTTGTGGGTGCTGAAATATCCCTCAATGCCGAGCAGATAAACTTCAAAGGACGTGTCGTAATAGATAACAACGGTGCAAGCAAATTCTCGGTTGACCAATATGGAAACGTCACGATGAATGATGCCACCATGACTAATGCTAACGTTTCGGGAACACTGACGGCTACTATTCTCTATGAGTCTTTTACGGAAAAGACCGTGACGGCATCTGCTCCTCCAACTCTGACGGCAGCCGATGGTCAGCATATAGCTTTAAAGACGATGGGTAATCCCCAGACAACTTTAAGCGTTACGCTACCGCCTGCTGCTGACTGTGAAGGCAGAATCTTAAACCTGTATTTTGTTCCTTTGACGAATACGTCTTGTCGCGCCTATCCACAGGAAAGTGTGATTAATATTCTCGAAGGTTCGACTATAACTAATGTTCTACTGCGTGGATGGACACGCTTACGTTCTGACGGAACTAACTGGATGGTTTTATCTAATACCCCTTCTGATGTATGATGAGGATAATTTATAACAAAATAATCCCCTTCAAAGGGTTTAAGGCAGTAAATCTTTTCGGCTTTCTCTTCGCGAGAAAAAAGCTGAGTGAGGATGAGATACGGCATGAGGAAATCCATAGCCTACAGATGAAAGAAATGCTCTACGTGGGCTTCTATATTTGGTATTGTGTGGAGTGGCTTATCCGCTTCTTTCTCTGCTGGAACGCTAAGCGTGCATACTTCAACATCAGCTTTGAAAGGGAGGCTTACTTATTTCAAGGTAGCCCCTCTTACCTCGAAGAGAGGAAACACTATTCATGGTTTCACTATTTAAAGCAAAAGATATGAAAATCGACTTTACAAGAATCACCGTGCCTGTCTCATTCGACGGCACAACGCAGACTTTCAACATTGCAAGTCAGCTTGGAAATGACATGATGTTCAACAGTTCGGTAATCTGCGATATCGGCTTTGAGGAACTGGCAAAGGAAATCTACTATTCCAACGGAGAGGTGGAGATTCCAACTCAGTATGTGCAACCGCTCATACAGGTTATCTCGCAGAAGATGTACCTTGCCACCATCAAGCGATACCTCTTGCAGAAACTAAGCGGAAAGTAAACACTCGTGACGGATGGCAAACATAAACTATAAGGTTGTAGGCAAGGAGGTTGTAGGGGATGCCGTGAAGATTTCCATCAGCCTGTTAAGGAGAGACCTCGATGTTACTCCCCCAAGCGGTGCTATCAGCATGACGGAACTCTCGACCAACGAACTGCCTATCATTCTCAATGCCATCCGTCACGACCCTTCGCTGATGAGGACGGACACAACGAGCGGCTTCGACTATGCATTTGATTTAATATTCGACTAAAAACGACAAGAAATGGAGTATATAAGCAGACTTAATGACAAAGTTACCAATGGTGGTGTAACCGATAAGGGTAAACTCACATCGGCTGAGTGGAACGCTTTTATCAACGACCTTATTTCGGAGTTGAACAAGCGTATAGTTTCTGTCATTCTCAACGGTGAGACAAAGACCCCGACAAACGGAGTAGTAAACCTCGGAACGATTCAGATAGATATTGACTCGGTTCTCAGCCTTTCGAGTAACAACCCCGTAAGAAACTCCACGCTTACGGCTGTCATTAATGCGCTGCAAACGGGAAAGGCCGATGCCGCTGATGTACAGGCTCTCCAGACGGCAATAAACTCAAAGGCCGACGCCTCCGAATTACAAGCCATTACAACCGCCCTCGCCGCTTTACAAGCCTCCGTACAAGGAAAGGCAAGCGTAGCCGACCTACAGCAAGCCGTAGCCCAATTAAACGCCCTCCAGACCTCCGTAAACACGAAGATTGGCTACCAAGTATTAGAGAACGGAAAAATCCGCTCCTATGACCATGAGGGAGGAACGCTTATCTGTGAGGTTACTTTGTCGGGAACAAACTACGGTATCACGCTTGCCACCACCACACAGTCGAATTTTGTCGTTATGTCGGATGACACTCCCGTTTTCATCAACGCCACTCCTACAACGCAGGCAGGTGAGATTGGCATGCCTATGACGGACTATGCCGAGGATTATCTGTGGGAGTTGAAGGTAAAGAACGGCAGTTCGAGCGAGTTTACGACACGCGCAAGCGGCTCCTGTGCCTATGGTGGTACGATAAACATCAACGTAAGGAATTACCTCACCCTCGGTACTGGAGACAAGGCAACGACTTTGAAGCTCGAAGTAACGGGTGCAGACTCCAATGCCGTCAAGTCGCTGACGTTCAACATCGGTGTCACGACCCTTGCGCTTATTTCCAATTTCTCTTGGCATAACGCTTGGTATGAAGGAGAGAGATTCTTCATCGATAGGCTCACCATTCTCGGAAACCTCGGAAAGACCGTTCACGTCAAGATTGATAATGATGATAATCAGGAGTACACGCAGTTCATTACCGCAAGTGTCACATACGATACGGCACCCTATACGTTTGTGCTGCCAGCCGAAGCCTTCCCTGAAACGGAGGGTATGGACAAGACAGGCATCCACACTCTCGAATTGTGGATGACGAGTGGGGAAATCGAGACCACGCACTACCACTACAACATCATGTGCATAGCCACGGAGGATGTTTCCACGGCGCAGCTTGTCTGCATCAATGAACTTATGCCTGCGGCTGTCAACTATGAAGAGCAGACGCTTTTCAAGTTTGTCGTTCACGGTGGGAACACCGCATCAATCACCATCACCGTAGCAGACGGCGAGACAACCCACATCATCGCCGTGAACGAACTTTCAGTTATCGCAGACCAGCAGCAGGAGTATGTCTTGGCTCTTGAAGTGGAAAGCGAGAACATGAATATGACGATGAGTATTGATGTAGCCTCTGGTGAAAGCGGACAGGCAGTTACCATCCCTGTGGACAACACCCATTCCTATGCCGCCGTGTCTGGTGCGCAGGTTTACATCAATGCTGCCTACCGCTCTAATTCCTCGGCAGACCGCGAGTCGATTATCAACGAGGCACCGAACGCACCTGTCTCGGAGTTCGAAGCCACTTGGGAGAACTTCGCATGGGCTGGCGACGGATGGTCTTACGACCCCGACCATAACCGATGCCTTGCCGTACTCGCAGGCTCTACGGTGGAAGTGCCTGGTATCACCATCACGAAGGCAGGAACACAGTCAATGACCTATGAGTTCAAGTTCCGTGTGAGCAACATCGCGGACTATGATACTCCCATTCTCTCGCTGATGGACACCGAAGAGTATAACCCCAACACGACAAACGGTATCATTCTGTTCCCGACAAAGATACAGGTCTTGGGAAGCACGGCGAGAAACCTCGTAGGCCAGTCCGTAAATCTCTATGAGGACAGTATTCTTCATGTGATGATTGTGTTCCAGAGAAGGTACGCCGATACGATTTACAACCTCTGCCACATCTATGTAAACGGTATCAGACAGGCCGTTTTCCTCTATGAAGGTGGTATCTCGTTCGGAAACGGATATCTCCGCATCGGGCAGGAGTCGAGCGACTTCTATCTCTACATGATGCGTATCTATGAGCAGATTGACAACCTCGGTCTTACTGGAGTATTGGAGGATTCGGGCGTGCTGACGAACATACTGAACCAACTCGGCAGAGGCTCTTCCGAAATGGACAGAGCCACGATGCGCGAGCACAACAATATCCTTGATAGCGGAAACATCAGCTACGAAATGGCGAAGGCCGCAGGATATAATACGATGGTGGTGGAAATGCAAAACAACGCATCCTTGCCGGACTACGCCCATCAGAACGGAGGAAACTCTACCCTTTGGTTGGAGTATGCCGACCAGCCGACTTGGAACGTGAGAATCGAGAATGCTCCGATAGATGGACAGGGTACGACCTCAAAGAAGTACTACCGTTGGAATCTCCGATGGAAGCTGAAAGGTGATACAAAGGACAGTAGCGGCAATGTCACGAAGCCCGGCGCAATCTTCACCTATGCCGATGGTACGACTGACAAGAAGAAAGGTTATATTGACGGCAAGGGCAACCACCCAAAGGTTTCCAAGATTACGGCCAAGAAGAATATAGCATCTTCCATGCAAGGCCACAAGATGGGTGCCTGTGCCATGTACGATGAACTGTACGAAGCTCTCGGACTGAAATCAAAAGCAAGCATCGGCGTTCCCTCGACAGGTCGCGTAGCCGTCTATCAGTACCCATTCCTCGGCTTCCAGAAGTTAGCCGAAGGAGTGTACAGGTTTATCGGTCTCTATACCTGTGGCCCCGATAAAGGAGATTCAGGAACGTTCGGCTATGACAACGAAACTTTCCTCTCGATAGAAGGCCCGAACCATGCACCGCTCGCTACTCGTTTCCTCCATCCGTGGGTTGATGTCGATTATGACCAAGAGGAAGAGACTCTTACCTTCGGAGGTGAAGAGGGATGGGACTGCGATGCTTGTCCTTACGAGACAGGAAAGGTTGACGACCCTGCGGAGAACGCACAGAACAAGGCAGACGTGATGAACCTCTACACGACGGAGTGGAAACCAGCCTATGAGATAGCCTATTTCTGCTCCCCGTTCCTCCGCTCACTTTCGGAGATAGGTCTTACCCTTGCACAACTCAATGCCAATGTAGTGTACTGGCGTGCTCAGAATAATATCCTCGGAACTCGCAAGAATGAGGTGCTGACTCTCTATGATGCTTCTTACAATCTCATCTACTACCGTAACAAGACACAGCAGTATGAGGTGTTGAGCGGTCATAATGTCGTTTCCTATCTCAACGGCTACCTTTCAACGGCAACGCCCACAACAACGGAACTTATAGCCGCTCGTAAGGCGAAGTTCATCGCGGAAATGGAGAACTATTGGGATTTGGATTCAGCACTCTACCACGAAGCCTACAATGAACTGATAGGCGCAAAGGACAACCATGCGAAGAACACCTATCCGTTCAAGCTCATCCCTCTTGCTCAGGGTGGCAGATGGTCATGGCGTGAGGATGACCTTGACTCTATCCTTGCTACGGATAATAACGGACGTTCCACAGCCCACTACGGCATCGAGGTTGGTGACTTGACAGGTGAGGGCGTCGATATCTTCCAAGGCTCTTCAAGCGTGTTTTGGACATTGATAATCGAGTGCTTCTCTGATAACATCGGCGTGATGCTCGGACGTATGCTTGGTGCCTTGCAATCAAAGGCACAGGCAATGGGAATACAGGGTGACAACCTCCATCAAGCCGTGTTCAATATGTTCGCATACTACTTCTGGACTCGCGCTGCAAAGTACTTCCCGATTATGGCCTATGCAAAGGACTCCAAGTATTCCTACGTGGATGTTTGGATGATAGGCGTCGATGCCGGAGCGCCCGACAGGACATATAACTCGGTGTTTCCTCTCGACCAAGCGTTAGGTACTCAGTTGGAGGCAGAAAAACAATGGGTTGAAAGGCGAATCGCCAACATCTGCTCGAAGTATTCTTTGGGTGGATTCACAGGCTCTTCAAATGACGGTTACGGAAGCCTCGAATTTACTCCAGCCGTTGCGTTCACGTTCAACATCATTCCTGCCATCGATTTGTACCCATGCGGAAACCTCGGTGGCGGTACGAACATCAAAGGTGGTAGGACTTTGGCTGGGGCTGTCTGTCAAATCCTTACACGAAGTGACGGTCAGACAACGTTCTACATCAAGGCTCTCGACTGGCTTACGGACTTGGGAGATTTGAGCGGATTGCAACTTACCTCCCGTGCCGGTGGCGGTGATATATCCTTCTCCGTGATAAGCAAGCGACTGAGAAGGTTGAAGGTGGGTGATGCGGTTGCGGAAAACGTTTTGTTCAACGCGCAGAACCTTTCCGTCTCGGGTGAGAGCTTCGAGGTGATAGATGCAAGGAATGTGGCTACTCTCAATACGGCTGTATCGCTCGTCAACTGCCCCCGACTGAAAAAAGCCTACTTCGATGGTTCAGGTGCTTTGTCGCTCATCCTGCCCTCTGGCTCGAAAGTGAACTACGTGTCGTTCCCATCAACGCTGAACGCCCTTGTCCTCGACCAACTTCCCTTGCTTACAAGCGAAGATATGATACTCCCGATAGGTGCCTTGATGACTATCCGTAGCTTCTACTATAACAAGTGCGGGCTTGATGGATTCAGCGTACTGCGCAGGATTCTTAACACGGAAGGAAACTCGCTCCGTTTCATCACTCTGATTTGGGATGGTGTGTATGAGGCAACGGCAGAGGACATCGATATGCTCTATGCCATCAAGGATGCCTTTGACAATACAGGCAGCGAAGAGACAGGCTACGGATATACCACCTTCGAGGGTGGCTCCGTTGGCACATCAATGGCAGGAACTCATGCCAACTTGCAAGGAACGCTGCACGTTTCGGGTTTCTACTACAATGATATATTCGAGGCCGTGCAAGCTGCGTTCCCAAATATCACGTTCCTCTGCGATGAATCACCGTATATCCGCTTCGAGGATGCCGAGGTGGAGCGTATTTGCTCAGTCACGTGGGGCAACTACCATGAGGTCATCACCGTGGACAATGGCGACGATACCGTGACTGTCACAACAAACTTCGTGAGGATGAGGAACACCACCGTAGCCTCCAGAACACAGGAAAGCGTAGTGACAAGGGCAAAGACCGAAGATGATGTCGCAGGAACAAAAAAGGTCAAGGACGGTATCACTTTGGCACAGGCCGCGCTCGTTAGTTCCATCGGAACGGCTTTGAACGGTAATAACAGCT